TAAAAAAATGCAAAAAAAATTAAATCAGTACACACCAAAAAAAGAAAATGAAGTGCAAGTCCATGCTCTTTTAAAAGGTGTTCCCGCTTCTCAATGTTCATATATGTGTTATACAGTTCCCACATATCAACGGCTTTAAATTCAAGTTTATCGCCAATTTGCAAAGATTTAATTTTTAATGGTGAGCGCGGATTCTGGTTAGTAATAGGAATAACCGCCCCCCCGCCGTAAAGACGCGCCCATTTACAAGCTTGCTTTACTTTCTCAATTACGCGATGACGTTCTAAATAATTTTCAAGAATCTCAATATCGTTGCCGTCAAGTTGGCCTGATTTAATTTCAAAACCAGAACGGAAAGCATCGTCTACGGGCTGGTCAACAAGAGTCTGAATAATTCCATGTTCCACATACATTTCAGAAAGAAGTTGGCGAAAATTCGAAATTAAATACCAACGGTTATTTAGAAACATCGTATCCGCTTGAGAGATAGGCGTACCGCCAAACATACCGCTTTGCCCGTCACCTATAATATTACTCGCAAAATCAGAATATGAGTTTGCGATTTCACTTTGATTCGTATTTTGGGTTTTATCTTCCATTTTTTCGCCTTTATTTTAGATGCAATCATAACAACGATTGAGAAAAATAGGAATATCTTTAATTTTTTGGTTGATTGTCAAAGAAAAATTTAAGAAGCATTCTTATTAATTCCCCTGAACCTTTTAACCCATGAGACCCTTGTATTTCTTTATATTGAGAAGCGGGAACACCTTTTAAAAGAGCATGGACTTGCACTTCATTTTCTTTTTTTGGTGTGTACTGATTTAATTTTTTTTGCATTTTTTTAATTTTCCTTGTTGACTTACAATAAGAATAAGGGTTATAACCTATCTTGTCAACGCATTTTGTTGATGGTGAAACGCTCTAACACCTTATTTTTAGGGCTTTTTAAATGAAGGAAACTAAAAAATGGATATTCAAATTGTACCAAAAGGCGAAACAATCGCAATTAAAGATAAATCAGGTGTTGCATTCACTGGCCTGTATGTCGGCGCAGGGTGGGATATGGTTGGCGCACCCGTTGACCTTGACCTTGTGGCGGCCTGCCTTATCAATGGTAAATTGGTTGCTGGTGGAACTGGTCGGCTGGTTTATTTTGGTGATAAAACTGAAAATGGTGTCACACTTGGCGCGGATAATCGTAGCGGTGAAGGTGATGGCGATGACGAAAGCATTGTTATTGACTTGACTAAAGTCGATGCAGAGGTTGACAGTATTGCTCTTGGTGTTGTCGCTTATTCTGGTTCAGACCTTGCGGCCTCTAAAAACGTGCATTTCCGCGTTTGCAACGGTTCAGTAACAACAGACCCTCAAGTTTTTGATGTGAAAATGGAAAACGCTTCAACAGGCGATACAGTTTTACACGCCGCAACTCTTAAACGTGGCGCGGATGGTTGGACGATTGAAAACGTTTCTAAATTCTATCAAAAAGGAAATGGAACTCAAGCGGTTCAAGGTTTTGCGAATCTTTTCGCTTAATTTTGCCCTTTTCGGATACCCTGCATTATGCGGGGTATCTAATGAGGACAAACAAAGGAGACTCAAAATGAAAAATTGGATGAAACAACAGGTTACAGAAATAACTTTTTGGGCTGGACTTGTCATGGTGGTTGGGTATTTTATTTTGCCTAAAATAATCATGTTAATTGTTGGTGTTCTTCTTATCGCCATTGATGATGTAAAAGCCCGTAAATGGATTGATGAAAGAAAAGAAAAGGCATCCGCATTTATTGACAGACTTTAAGAATTTGCGGGGTAGAGCAGTTGGTTAGCTTGCAAGCTTCATACGTTTGAGGTCGGTGGTTCGAGTCCGCCCCCCGCAACCAAGTTTCTCACAGTTGAGTAATCCGTAGGGTTTTGCAAGGCTTGGCAGATACGGATAATGAGAAATGTCGTGACCGCACTCAACATAGAACGCCGTAGGTGTATGCACAAATAGGCGTGACAGTTCGGAGAGACGGGCAACCTCTCTTATCAAGGGCATTCATTTAACGCATGATTCATTGAATGTCTTTGATTGGGGCGGGTAGCTTAGTTGGTTAAAGCGGTTTATCGGGGAATTGAATCACCCCCAACGGTAAACAGACACAAGTTCAAGTCTTGTCCTGCGCCTTAATACTTTTTCGTTGTGTGGAGTGGTTGGTCAAACCTGAAAGCCAGTGTTTAAAGCACAGTCTTAGCGGACGGCCTAAAAATAAAAACCGAAATCCGAAGCGCGGACACAACGCGCCTAGGCGGGAATCCAACCCGTAGACGCGCCGCTAATCCTATGCGGAACATATCTTGGATTGACACCGTGGACTGGAAAAAGGCTAATTCCCTTATCTGGTTTTCTGGTCGGGATGACGGGGGAGAGAGAACCCCAACCTTTCTTTTTGTGCCGTTGACTATGCCTGAAATTTTTATTCATAAAGATTTTAAGAAACAGGAAACAAGTTAGCGGCGGCACTAATGGAATGGGCGGCGTGGATAGGACACGCAAAACCGAGTGCCACGATTGCCAATCGTAAGGTTCGGTGTGGATAAAGGGACAAACCTCCATTGGCAAAGCAGGTATCAAGCCCTGCCCCGTTTCTTACTGCGTAACTGCGTAAATCTGCGTAAACCTTCGGGGCGTTATCTTTGACGGATACGCCCCGTTGGTGTATATTTTCTAAGAACGAAACACATAGGATTTATAATGACAAAATTCCCCCAAAAATGGCCTTGGGCGACTCCGCCCGTTGGTGTCTATTTCAATATGAGTTTTGATGAATATTTAAAAATCCCATGCTTAAACGCTTCGGGAATTAAAGAATTGAATATTTCAGAAACGGATTTCTGGAGTCGCTCTTGGATGAATCCAGACTATGACGATATTGATGACGACTCAAAGGCAAAAATAGAAGGTAGGGCATACCATAAGCGCATTCTTGAGGGGAGGGAAAGATTTTTCAGTGAATATGCCCTTGAGTATGAGGATGACGGAAACCCAATGGTTTTGCGTTCCGCAAAAGAAATCAAAGAAAAATTGGATAGAATTGGCATTGTCTGCCAAGTTCTTTTTGGATTTGTTCCCGATGATTTGAAGATTAATTTTAACTCATTAAGGATTCTTAATTCTGTTGAGGAAGAGCAAGTAAAAAACCATCGATACAATAGGGTCATGTCCGCGTATCAAAGTGGCCTTGTAACTCCTCAAGAGGCAAAGGAAGCAATTAATAAAGATTCTTTATTACCTATTGAGATTGACGAATTGACGGACGCGTTGCCGCCTATTGAGGGGAATTTTACAACTGGCGGCGATAGCGTTACGGAGTAAAAATGAAACTCCTAAGCCCAATGATTTTAAAAGAGAAATACCATCTTTATATACAAAAAGAGATTGAACGTATTTTAAATGAAATAATATACAGGCCGCTTTTAAAAGTATTGAATGCGGATTCCTATTTTAATTTACAAATCAATAACGCAATCGATGACCCTTTATTTATTGCCGTTAAAAATGGGCGCGTGTGGTATGAGGATGGTCAATTTAAGGGCGATTTTAATGCTCGTATATCAAAGAGTTTAATTGAGAAGGGCGCAACATATAACAAGGTTGCGGGAACGTATTCCTTGGCGTTTGTACCAGTTGAAATAAGTATAGCCGTTGCTCTTGCTCAATCTGGATACCAAAAATTAAGACAAGAGGTTTTATACACCATCGATATGATGAATATTGAGTCAATCAATATGATTTCAGATTTACCCGATAAATATCATCAGACAATTGGATGGATGGAAGATGATTTCCAAAAAACCGCAAAAGCAATTGGTATTGAGGTCAATTTGACCGATGAACAAAAAGGAATACTAACGGCGGATTATTCCTACGATATGGATAGGTATGTTAAAAACTGGACGCAGGAAGAAATTTTAAGATTAAGGGGCGTAATTCAAGACCAAGTTTTTTTAGGAAAAAGGCAAGATGTTATTGTCCGTGAAATTCAAAAATCATTTAATTTAAGCCAAAACAAAGCCAAGTTTTTAGCCCGTCAAGAATCTGGTTTGCTTATGTCGTCATTTAGCAAAATGAGATACAAAGAAATAGGCTCAAATAAATATATTTGGCGCGGCTCTATGGATGAAAGAGAACGGCATGACCATAAATTATTAGAGGGAACAATTCATAGTTGGGATACGCCCCCCGTAACCAATTTAAAAACAGGTGCAAAAAATCATCCGAGTCAAGATTTCGGATGTAGGTGTATTGCTGTGCCTATTATTGATTAACGGCCTTTAAAAATCGTTTTGCATTTTTTATTTTTAAATCTATACCAAGCCGCGTTTTCCTTGCCAGAAACTCCGTTTCCTTCCCATGACACGCGCCCGACACTTACAATTAAATCGCAATTTTCTAAATAAGGTATCGCTTGTTTTGTAAACATCCAATCCGCATCAGCCAACATCCATGTAGGGGCGTGTTGTCTGCACTTTTCAATCATCTGATGCATTAAATCACGTTCCCATGGAAAATTAGTTATGATTGTTTTGCATGGCGGTAATTCGTAACCAAAAAAAAGCGGTCAATAAAGCGTTTTCAAATAAAACAATTGATGAATTAACCCCTATTTGTGCGAAATTCCTTCCCCAATACAAAATATTACACAACCTGAAAGAACAATACAAAAGAGACGCGGGGGTTAAAGAATTAATAACCCCTAAAATGATGCGTCATATCGAGTTTGCCGCGAAAATGATTGAAATGCACCCAGACACACGGGAATATTTTGCGGGGGGATACCCAGAGGTAACAGTTATATTTGATGCGTTCGGATGCCGTTTTAAAATCCGTTTTGATTATCTCAAAGTATGGGATGCAAGTGATTTAAAAACGTTCGCAAACGTCATGAGGTCGGAATTAAAAAAAGCGGTCAATAAAGCGTTTTCAAATAACAAATACCATATTCAGGGAACTCTTTATTTGATTGGCTTAGATATTGCAAAAAAATATGCCGCCATGGGGAAGGTTTATCAGTTTGAAGATGTTGAGCCAGATTCAGATAGACGCAAAAGATGGTTGGAAGTTTTTTCAAAAAACCCATGTGATGAATTGAAATATGCTTTTATGCAAAAAGGAGTAGCCCCCGCCGCTATTCCTAAAGTTTTTCACCGTAAAGATAAAGCTTTTGAACAGGGTTTTGAGGTTATATGCAACGGCGTTGATAAATTTAAGGCCGCGTATTTGGCTTATGGCGAGGGCTATTGGATTACCTCAATAAGAGAGGAAATTGTTCATTACGATGAATTGCCGTCATACATAAACGATATTTAAATTATATCTTGACACGTCCGTTTAAATCTATAAAATAGCCTTACGAAACAATCAAAGGAGACTTTTTAAATGACTGAAACCGAATCAAAATCCATCGTTAATATTGAGACATTAAACCCCGCAGAGGTTTTTGCAACAAACGGCGGACAGAAAATTATTGACACAATAGCCGCAGAAATCAAAGGTTTTGAGGCCGATGTTAAAACAGAGGAAGGGCGCAAGGCCATTATTTCCCTTGATAGGAAAATCGCCTCCGATAAACGCGGTATTGATAAAATGCGAACAGAATTTACCGCAAAAGTTCGGGAACAACTTGACCAAATAAACACCGAAGGGAAAAGAATTTTCAATAGCCTTGAGGATTTTCAGAAAGAAATTTACCAACCATTACAAGATTGGAAAGATGCCGAAAAACGCCGTATTGATGCCCTTGAGGAAAAGATTACAGAAATCAAATCACTTGCCGATTTCACGGTAGAACGTGACTCCGAACAATTAAAAGCCGCCCTTGAGCAAGCTATTGCCCGTTCCAATGATGGGTTTGATTGGGAAGATTTTGCGGATAGAGCAGAGGAAACTATTGAGGCGGTTATTGTTGCCCTTAAAGATAAAATTTCCGTGGTTGCACAACGCGAAAAAGAACAGGCCGAACTTGAGACCCTACGCAAAGAAAAGGCAGACCGTGAGGCCGCAGACCGCGCCGAACAACTTCGTAAAGAAGGGGAAGAACGCGCACAAAAAGAGCAAGAGGAACGTGAGCGCGAATTAGAACGCCAAAAAGCCGCAAACGAACAAAACCGCATAAATATGATTACAACAAAAATAAAAGACATGACTCTTTCGGAGGGTTGTTTTGGTTGGTCATCACTTCGGATTGATGCGGCTTTAAAAAGCATTGAAACAATTTTTGAACGCGGCGAATTTGAAGAATTTTCTGAAACTGCAAAGGCAACTTATGATAATTCAATTTCTTTATTAAAAAGAGAGTTGGAAGTTTCCAAAGCCCGTGAACAATGGGAAGAAAAAGAGCGTCAAGATAAAGCGGAAAAAGACAAACAGGCCGCAGTTGAGGCCGCCGCCGCGAAAGCGCATGAGGATGCCACCGCCGCACAACGTCAAAAAGAGCAAAAAGAAAAGGATGAAGCAGACGCAAGGGAGAAAGATAAAGCGCATCGCGCCCGTGTTAATAACGCCGTTATTGATGCTCTTAAAATTGCCGCCCCGAATGCATCAGAGGATGATTTGAAAGCCGTACTCAAAGCAATCGTTTTAAAACAAGTTCCAAACATTTCAATCCAATATTAAGGAGTTATTATGGTTAAAATAAGTGTCACAGACTCATTCGGTGAAGTTCATTTTTACAATGGGGATAATATTAAATTTAGTCGGGAAGGGAATGCGGTTGATATTTTCGCCTATTATGCAGAGGGGAGAGATTTACGCCGCCATAATCTAGGGGCGCATATAAACCCCGCCACGGTGAAAATTGAAACTGAAACGGTAAAATCCACAGAGGAAACTAAAAAACGCGCACCCGATGAATTTACCGCGAAAGAATTAGAGGGAAAAGATACCCCAGAGGAGGCCGCGCTTTTAAAGCAATATACCGCCATTAAAGAAAAAACCCAAAAACCAAAAACAGGAAGGAAACGCCGCACAAAGGTCGAACTTGCAAAAATCAATAAAGACGAGCGTAAAAAGGAAAATACATCCTTAGAGCGTCCAGACCCCTTAGAATAAAAGGGGTGGTAAATGACGATACAATCAAGATTTGACATTTTTCATGCGGAAAATCCCCACGTTTATAAAATGTTTTTAAAATATTCCCGAACCGTAAAAGGTATGGGGTATGAGAAATTTTCCGCCAAGGCAGTTTTTGAACGCCTTAGATGGTATTACGCATTCGAGACAAAATCGAATAATGACTTTAAACTTAATAACGATTTTACCGCCTTATATGCCAGAAAAGCGATGGCGGAAAATATAGACTTATTAGATTTTTTTGAAACAAGGGAAAGGATTACAAAATGACACAAGAAACAGGAATAGGACACAATTCAAACGGTGTTGACACAGACGCAGAGAACGCCGCCGAAAATGCCCGTGACGTGGGCGGTGTTGCAGGGAAACGCCTTAAAGCATTCCTTGACCGCGTGGAACGGTTAGAGGAAGAAAAAAAGGGCTTGGCGGATGATATTAAAGATATTTACGCAGAAGCCAAAGGCGTCGGTTTTGATGTCAAAACCATGCGGAAAATTCTGAAACTCCGCAAAATGGACGTAGAAAAACGCCGTGAAGAGGAAGAATTACTTGATTTATACCGCGCCGCGATAGGATTGGAATAAACATGAAAAATTTTCCAGTGTCAAAATCATACGGCGATAATCAAATCAGTTGCCTTGAAAATATAGAAGTCGGTGACGAGTTTTATATATGGCCTCATACTTTTGGAGAGTCCTATATGCAAATTGTAAAATGCGAATCTATTTCACCTAAATACGCTAAAATAGGCGGATATAAATATAGAATTGAGGATGCCCGTCCTCAAAACACAGGTGGGAGTTATAGTTCCGCCCCATATTTGCACATTTTAACCCTTGAAAAGAAAGCCGAAATACGCGAACAAAACGAGCGTATCAGGCTGGTTAAAACCATTAAAGCGGTTGAAAAGTGGCAAATATACGAAACTGAAGCCTTAAGAGAAATTTGCAAAATTATTGACCCTTTGAGTATGAGGTTTAAAAAAGATGGAAAGTAAAAATTGTCCGCCAAATTTACCAGAAACACCAAAACCAACACAAAAGGAATTACTATGACAGAAATAGAAAAAACAGAACCAACCCCCGAACAGGTGGAAGAATTTAAACAAGAAGTTGCCGATAAGGTTAATGAAGAAACCGCCGCCGATATTGTCCAAGTTATTTATTTGTGCCGCCACAAAAAGACTGGGAATTACTTTTACACGATGTTAGAGGACGGGAAAAAGCCTTGGCAAAGCCTACTTCACGAAACATTTACAGGGGTCAAAAACGCTTTGCGTAAAGCCCTTAAATAATAACGGTGTGTAATAGAAACCCTTATTTTCAGAAAGTTGGTGGTTACTATGAAAAAACTTTAAAAAACATTGTCCAGATTGTTACACAACCCCGCGCCCGTGGGTGAATACGGCGATTTTTTAACCAAAGGAGAAGTTATGGCAAAATTAGAAGAAATTGAAATAAAAGTAACGCGGATAGACCCACAAAAAGATTTGCATTCAATCATTTATAACAGTGTCATAGATGCTTTTATGAGTTTGTTAGGCTTTGCATTATTGATAATTTATACTTTAAAACTTTCCAATTAATATGAAATTAGCCCCCTTTGGTTTATTCCTGTAGTTTTTGGCGGCTGGTCACTCATTCGTTGGGTTCACTTAAAAAGATAAGGGAAAAACCATGACAGAGGAAAAGAAATTATACGCCTATTCTATTGACGAAGAGCATTACGAGGGCAGTTATGACACCGCAGAGGAAGCGGCGGCGGATGGTTTTGCAGATAGAGATTATGAACCAAATTCTACCGTTTCGGTTGGTGAGATTGTCCGCCCTTCGGTGGAAGAACTTATTCCATCTTTTACAGATATTTGCGACTCTATGATTGAAAGGGCTTGTGAAATTGCGGGAGATTTTGGGGATGGTTATTTGTCGGATGCTTATACCCAATATAATAAAAACAGGGCGGAAATAGAAAAAGATTATGCCGCCGCCGTAGTTGCAATATTTGAGAAATATGGATTTGAGACAGAGCCATATTTCTTTACAGTTAAAAATGTTGTTTTGATTGATAAACTACCCCCAATACAAGACGAAAGAATTAAACCATGTTAGATTGGACAAGAATACATATTAATAATGATATGGCAGGGGCGCATGAAGTTTCTAAATTATTGGCACATAAACCGCCTTGTTCTCATTACGTTGAAAAATCACACATTAAAGAAAAGCCCCAAAAATCAAACACCATTCGCCAAATGATTATTGGCGGATTAATTTGTATTTTAATGGGTATGATATGGGGTGTATTAGAATTGAAGATAAAGCATAACTATTGCAACGTTAATACAATTGAGGTACACTAATTAAGTCAATTATTGATGTTTCGTTCATTTATATCCTCCTTAGAGAAACCCTTAGAGTAAAATCTAGGGGTTTCTTTTATGCCCCCATTCCGATATATTTAAACAAGTAAGTAAACATAAAATTAGAGGCTACCATGTCACGCAAAGACAGACAGAAAATAGAGAAAAGAGAATTTGACCCCTCAATAGACTTAGACCCCACAAACCTACCTAAGCCATGGACTATACGACAATACTTTTTCGCCCTTGCTTATCTCGCAGACCCACAGAGAAACGCAACCAAGGCAACTATAGCGGCTGGATTTTCCAGAAAAGGGGCGGATGTAACGGCGCATAAATTATTAAGACACGCTAGTTATAGGCACGTTCAACAATACATAGGCCACCGCGAACAAAAGACCGTGAACAAATACGCGTATAATTATGAGAAATTAGTAGAGGGGCTTGTAAGGCAAGCGTTCTTTAACATTTTTGACTTTTATACCCCCAACAAAGAGACGGGGGTTTTAGAAATTGACTGGCGGAAAGTTCCCCGCGAAATGGGTTGTCTAATAGATGCAATTGAGACAAAGAATTTGAATTTAAAAATAGTGGAAGGGGGGCAGGAAATCGCCCTGCCTGTAATGTCTAACTTTGTGCAATTCTCCCCGCGTTCTAAGGCAATGGATATGCTTAACCGCATGATGAAGAATTATCATGCTACAGTCGATTTAAACGTAAACGGAGCGTTGCCAGTAATTATAAAAGATGACATCGAATAATGTATCCTTACGCGCCTTAATCGCCCCTCATTTCCACCCTATCCATAAAGAGATAAGGGGGGCGGCTTTTTCTGAATTTTGGTTAAAGGGTGGGCGCGGGTCAACCAAATCGGCTTTTGTTGCTTTAGAAATCGTTTACGGGATTATGGACGATAAAGAGGCCAATGGAATCGTCCTTCGTAAAGTGGGCGATACCATTAGAACGTCCGTCATGGAAACGCTTATGTGGGCGATTAATCAGTTAGAGGTAGGTCATTTGTGGAAAAGGACGTATTCCCCCGCCGAATTGACTTACCTACCTACAGGCCAAAAAATAATTATGAAGGGTTTGGATGACTCCCTTAAATTAAAATCACTCAAAACGGAAAATGGATATTTTAAATTTCTATGGTTTGAGGAGGCCACAGAATTTAACGGCATGGACGAAATCCGCAACGTTGAACAATCCGTCCAGCGTGGCGGCGATGTATTTGTTGAATTTATCACATATAACCCACCGAATGACCCCGCCGCATGGGTGAATAAGGAATCAGAGGTTAAATACGATTTTAGGCGCGTTCACCATTCAACATATCTCACAGTTGACCCTATTTGGTTGGGAAAAGAATTTATTAAAAAGGCCGAAGCCCTCAAGATAAAAGACCGATTAAAATATGACCATGAATATATGGGGCTTGCCGTTGGTCGGGCTGAACAAATTGTGTTTCACGGGAAATGGAAAGAAAAAGAGTTTATAACCCCGCCTCATTCTCAAATATATCAATCAAGATTTTTTTACGGCCTTGACCACGGTTTCGCAAACGACCCCGCCGCCCTTACGCGCTCTTTCATTATGTTGGAAAATGGGGAGTGCAACCTTTATATTGAATATGAATCGGGCGGTGTTGGTATTGAGATTGACGAATTGCCAAAATTATTAAATTCAATCCCTGATACGCGGCGTTGGAAAATTTATGGTGATAGCGCACGACCAGAAACAAATAGTTACCTTTCAAATCGCGGGTACAATGTCGAGGGTGCGCCAAAATGGACGGGGTGCGTAGAGGACGGCATTGAATATATGCGTTCTTTTAATAATATTTATATCCACCCCCGTTGCGCCAAGACAATCGCAGAAATGACCCTGTACTCATACAAGGTTGATAAAAACACGGGCGACATTCTGCCTATTATAGTTGATAAACATAACCATTATATTGATAGCGTCCGTTACTCTTTATCTGATTATATAACCAGAGAAATATCAATTTTAGATGTTTTATAATTTATGTATTTTGATATTTATTCCCCGCATACACAATTATTCATAACAAACAAAAAAATGCAAAGCCAAATAAAAAATATCATAATGGAAACAATTGAGCATTTAAAAAGTTTCCTATTATGGATTTGCTTATTTCTCTCCGAAAGCCATTTATCTTTTTCCTGAATATCCATGATTAACCCTTTACCCACTCTGTTAATCTGCAATGAAAGCAACCGCATTGGGGGCTTGGTTCTTCGGTAATATTAAGGCCATTATTAACGGGCGATTCTTCCAATTTAGATTTATCACTGGAAATATTACCAATTTTTAAATCATTCTCTGGACACCTAAAAAGGTCTTTTTTATCCATAAAAATTAAATGGTTTAACCCGTATTTTGTTTCACTGGCGGCAATAACTTGATTTTTAATTAATGGATGATTCCCCATAAAATAAACAACCCCTCCGTCATCCTTCGTTTCCCAAAAGAACGCCATTCCTTGACGGGCAGTTTCCCAATCAAATATTGGTTCTTTGGGCGCGGTCTCTACACCAAGGAAAAGGCCAAGAGTTGCGGCAAGGGTATTATAAACCTCTATGCTCATTGAAATATTCATTGTTGGGGTCGGACACTCCCCACAAGTACAATGAGGAATATTTTCAATTTGTTTTTGATTTTCTAACATATCGGCATGAAATGCTTTCATTGTATTAAAAGCCTCTTTTGTAATTCTCATAACTTTCAATCCTTCTTTCCGTTTAAAGTTTTTTTAAATCTTCTGGCTTAATGCCATACACATTATAATTCGGGAAAAATCCATCCTTATCCCAACAATTCGCAGTTAAGTTTCCTTCTATGTCTATTCCGACAATCTGGCAAAGTTGCCCTGTTTGTATTATTTCGTACACTGTCCACGGGTTAAATTTTAAGGCAACCGCCCTTAATCCTTTTGGCAACCGTACACACCAAAAATAATACGCGGCCTTACCAAATAAAGTTTGTAATTTTTTCATGGTTTTTTCCTATCACTCATTCGTGGATTTGGTTAATTTATCGTGTTCGGGTGAACGTGTTAGGTATTTCTTGTGATACATTGCGGGGTTAGTAAATCCAAGGGTATTTGAAAAAACGCAAGTTATGACGTAATCTTTCTCATAATTATCCTCACACATAAAATAAATTGGCTTTTTAGGGTCATCATGGTGAGTAAAGGCCATTCCCTGTTTAGCTGATGACCAGTTAAATTGGGGCTTTCCCATTGCTACCTTTTTTGTCATTGCCACCATTACAGCGAAAATCACTCTTGCATCTGATGGTTTAATATTAACGGCCTCCGCGCCCGCGTTAATTATTTCGGAGGTTGGGTTATCTAACAAAGCCAAATACTTTTTCTCTATTTCGGTCATGGTATCCGCCTATCCTTCGTTTGCTGGTTGTGGGATAGATATTTGAGTAAACCCCCATATTGTAAGCGGGTCTCGCTTATGGTCATTTTTGGTTAAATCGTAAAAAGTGGTCATTTTGACACCTCCGCAATTAATTCATTTAAAACTTTTGTAACATCTGGATTTTCCGTTTGGTTACAAGAATCCTTGAGCATTGAAAGAAAAAACTCTTTATAAACTGTATCAATAAAGATGTTTTTGCTATTTACATGGGGATACCCATATTCAAGTAAATTTCTAACGGCCTGATTTATTATAAGGGCGCGTATGGCTTTCATATATCCCTCGCCTTTAACATCTCGTCAACAACATCGTAAGCGTCACGGGCATAATTTTCGGCGCATGACGGTTTAAAATGCGATGAAGATAGCAACACCTTTAAAATATCAAAAGCTAAATGGTCGCGTGTGGTTAATTCAATTTGCGGAGGCCGCAAAGGTGGGGTTATTAAATTTTTCATGCTTCGTTTCTCCTTAGTGAATATAATATATATTTAAACGGTCATGTCAATATATATTATAAAATAAAATTGGGGGCGAGGTAGATTTGGGGAAACCCCCGCCCCCTGCCTAGCTAAAGGCAACTTTTAAGATTTAAATATGTGGCGAGTTCTCACCGTCAACACATTCAAACCATAACCAATTACTATCGATTTTTTTCCCATGCGATTCGCATTCTTTTGACACTATTCGCGCACCATACACCGCAAAGGAATCGCAGGAAATAACGAGTAACATCATAAATAAAACCAGTAAAATATCTTCTTTTTTCATTTTTTATCCTCATGCCTCATTACAAAATAATAGTTGGCGGCGATTTCTCGTAAGGCTAAAACAACACCATCCCCAAATTGTAAATATTCGCAATTTCCTACTAAATATTTATCCATTATTTCGGTTGCAAGTTTATCCAAATCAATTTCAGTCTGTTCATGTGTTAACTGTTTTTGAGCCGTTTTAAGGATAGTTTCTAAGGCAGCTTTATCTCGCTCACGTTGTCTATGAATTTTAACAGGGTCTAATCCAATTTCACGCGGGTCTTTCTTTTCAGTCGGGGCGTGTGTTGGCGCGGCGGAGAGCATGGCTTCGTAAATATCTCCAACATAAACTTTATCATAATTAAGTTCGTCTCTTTTATATTGCTCAAATCCAGCGTCAAACATCTCCTCTGTCGGCTCAATCGGAACCAGCTTATACCCATCAGGAGCGACCATATTGCCGACGCTGGCAAAATGGTCGTCTATTGTGATTGCAAACTGAATGGCTTGTACGGCAGTGCCTAACTCCGCATCAACTGGCTCTTGCCTTGCGGTGAGGGCGTCTTGAGCCAATTCCAACCTCTCCCAATCCGCATAGGAAAGTCTATAATTAACATGGCTCATAAAACAACTCAGCCATGCCGATAAATTCTGGCCTGTTTTTGATGGTAAAAACTCCTCTGCTTTTTCCTTTGCTCGTATAAATTTATTTACAGCATCCAAAGCCGCCTGAACATCTGCGGGTGGATTTGGTTCTGGTTTATCGCTTTTAATAGCTTCTTTAATCAAAGTAAAAAGCCATTGAGGATAATCAACACAACTGTCAACGGTCATACGCTTAGCAATGTTCAGCAGTATTCCATGAGAGGTTTTTTCTCTCTCAAAGCACGCACGACAAAGGCCATTACTATTATCTGAGTTTTGGCAAAATGATGTGCATGGCGGCAATTCAATCTTATCCCGCGAGGCTACATCCTGCAACACGTTCGCAGTTTTAAAAAAATCTTCTGGGGTTGGTTTGTTGGTCATTTTCTATTCGCCCTCCTTTGGCGTTTAGCTTGCTTTCGCTTGGCGGTGACTTTGCGGCGTTGTGCCTTTGGCAATTTTATTATAAACATTTATTGCGTCTTGGATTTCAATTCGAAAATATAAAAGCATTCCATCAGGGCAATTTGTTTTTAATAACACTTCTTCACTTGGGAAATGCTTTGTTATTTTTTCCAAAGCGTCTAACAATTCATGGGCGGTCTCTTCACCTATAGAGAAAAAATATTTTAAATTTAAAGGGTCGTAAAAATAAACACCCTTTTCAATTGCTACTTTTGCAAGAGCCTTAGAATCTCTTGTATGTACAAAATCTATAATTTGCCCATAGTAACCATCATGCGTTTTTCTTTTCTACATATTTTTCAAGTTTTTTGTAATAATCGGGGGTTTCTTTCAAGTGGTCTAAAGCAATTTCAGCGATTTTGATAGGATTTCCGCCCGTAACTTCGTCATGTTCCGTTTCAAGATTCATACCCTCATGCAAATCTGACAAAGTAAAATCATCAAAGGAAACATTCATTTCCTTTGCTATTTCTTTAACTTCGGACATTGTAAAACGGGGCATAATTACCTACATAAAAAAAGCCACCTTGCAAAAAGCAAAGTGACCCGAAAAATTCGTTAGTCTTAAACTGTAACAATAATATCTTAACACACCCCACCCGTCAACGGGCATTAAGCACCCTCTTTGGGCGCGGTCTCCGTTTCAATAAATTTGACCGTGTGGACTTTTCCATTTTGAAAGGTAATTGTCACATCACCGAAAAACTTAACGTGTATTTTTTCCAAAATGCGAGTAATCGCCCATTGTAACCGCCTGTCCATTATTAAAAAGCCCCCCACGCTTTGCCGTAAAAATAAACGGCAAGCGGAACAATAATTAAAAGGGCGCGAACCAAAGGGAAATTGCCGTATTTGTTTTGAATGATGATTTCTTTCACAATCGCCCCCTATTGTTTAGGGATGGCGATAACGAAAGAACCACAACAATTATATGCCTCAATCCCTACGAATTTACCGTCATCATACGCGTTGAAATAATCGCGGGAAGAACCAACCAACCAAGCCCCGTTAATTCCTATGGGGTGTTCCGCATTGCGTTCGGTGGCTTCTGCTTTTGTGATTTTGGTCATTTTGATTTATCCTTTAGCTAGTTTGTTTTGGCGTTTCCCGCGCCGTTGTGTTTAATATATAGATTTAAACGAGCGTGTCAACATATAATTTGAATTATTTTCAAAAAAAGGCAAAAAAATAAAAGACCTTTTAAATTTAAAAAAATAAGATAGAATTGAAAA